CCGATCAAATTACCAAATATAAGGTTGCCCGATGAGGCCGCGCCTAGCTCTACACCGGACCATAAGGCCGAACCGGCTTGGCTATTTACCGCTATTTGCTGCCCCGTTAGCTTTAGGTGCGTACCCTTCTGATACACACCTCTCTTATACGCGCCAGTATTAAGACCACCTTTTATGCTAGTGTAAGCGGTGTTAGCACCTAGCCAAATATTATCCGAGGATTGCGATTGGTGAAAATAGCAATCCGTAAAGTGGTTAGTCCTAGATACGCCTGCGCCCTGATCTATGTATAGAGCACTATCGTAGGGGAAGTCACTTTCGAAGTCATAGGCTGTAATGAATGACGTTAGCGCGCCTGTTAAAAGAGGGGTATTCTCTACGGATAGCCCACGATAGCCCTTAGTTACTGCGCAGTGCCTAATTCCGATAGTGGCCACAGCGCCGTCTAGCACAATGCCTTTAGGCGAACCCGCTGTGTTAGTAGAGAACCCTATAGTTATGTTCTGCATATCCAGTACGTTAGCATTGCCTATGCCTGTGCCTAGGTTTCGTATAGAATACGCTCCGGTTTGGTTCTGAAAGGTAAGCCGCTCCATAGAGACGCCGTTCTGATCTTCAATATAGACGCCATTGTATCCGTTACCGAATACGCAGTCAGATATAACAAAGCGTTTCTGTTGCTTTACGCTTAGCATATTGCCGCCTGACATGCCCGTTGCAAGGAACTTAATGCCCCGCACGCCGCCGTCTAGTGCGCTGCCCTCCCAAGTGAGCAAGTCAAATGTCCCCGCCGTAGCTTGTATAATACTGGTGTTGGGGCCGTGGCCTTCGAACCGAATAGCGTTAGCCCCGCACACTGCGGGTCCAGTCAGTGTAACCGTACCTGCGGGGACCAATAGAAGCTTATCCCCCATCGACACGCATTTAGCAATAGCTGCGGCCACTGCCGTATCAGAGGGAGTAGCGCCGGTTAGATCGGGATTAAAGATTTGTAGGGGAACGCCCTTAGCGGTATCCCATCCCCATTGAAAGGCATTTAGCCCCGTAGCTAGTAGAGACTTACCACTATCCGCTGCAAGAGGCCCTGGCACGTTGCCCGCTCCCGCTGCGATAGCTTGGATTTGGTCTACCCTAGCCGCGCTAGTGGATAAGGTGCCTTTAGCTATGTTCTGTATCTCATAGCCCTGACCCTGAAACGTGGGCGTAGTCACGAGGCTATTATACGTCATGACTGAATTAAGCTTAGAGTTTAATGCTTGCATAAGGATCGTTAGCTTATCCAACGAGTTCCCTACTGTAGCCTCTAACAGAGTTTGGTAGTCCACCAAGTTAGCGGTTTGGGTTAAAGCGGGGTTATTAAATAGCACCACCTTCTTACCCGCTGCGGGGGCTACAGTAAACGTACACGTACCACCGGACGGTACGCCTGCCCCGGTTAAGTTGTAATCCGCCCCTAGGACAAGTATACTACCTTCAACGGATACTTGAACGTCGGCGTTCTGCTGAAACATATACGTAATAGGGAACGCCGTAGTTGAGCCGTCCCCACTATAGGAATTGACATTCGTAGAGGTAGCTACGGTCATTGCACTGGTACTCCGTAAATCTTAGCCTTCGGTGTTTGATGTACTAGCTCGGGGTATTCCTGTATAATCTGCTGCTGTGCTAGTTTACGGTATCCCCCAATTAGGTTCTTAAGCATTGTGGCTTTCTCGCTATCGTTACCCCCTTCACTACTGGCCATATTATAGGAGGCCGATAACGGAGAGCTTCCTTCTACGATAGAATTAAGTAGGTCTTTGCATCCCATACGCATATAAGGGTCTTGTATCTCATTCCCGGCTAGCTGGTTAAATCTAGCGTATACGTCGGGGCGCATAGACATATCGACTTCATCAGGCCCAACTGCGAATTTCTTGCTAGGCATTTTGAAATACATTTTATTCCTAACAAGCTCAGCGTCTATAGGCTCTGGATTATGTGCGGACATTTCTAAGGGCATAAGCGCGTTCCACGTCTGCGACGTGCCACGACTAACCGTCATTTCCCTACCGAACATATCTATCCTAGGCGCAGTGGGGTTAAGCCCCGGTATCTTACTACCCCACGCTTCCAAGCTACTACCGGCCTCGCGCATAAGATCATCGTTAAGCATACTAACCGTGTTTGCTGCACCTGAGTATGGTACGAAGCTGCTAAGCATACTATAGACGTAGGACTTAGCCCAAGTCTTTGGGTCCTGCTGCGCTCTATCCAAGTTCATAACACCCTGAAAATATGACTTACTCATGACGGAGTTCGTCATAGCGAGGCCCATTTGATACACGGCCATAGTTAGGCCCTTATATACATCCTCGTCTTGATCGTGTAGAAAGCTGTAGTAGTCTCCAATATCTCCGATCATGCCTAGCATGTAGCCGAAGTTATCTAGTCGGTTAATGTTATACCATGTATCGCCTAGGCGAACAGAGTAGGGCTTAATGCCTTCCCTAGAAAGCGCCCGCGCCTCGTTAGGATCGACGGAGCCTCTACCTGTAAGAACGCCGCGCTGGTACATATCAATACCAAGGCCTATGACCATGCTACCCGCCATTGTCTTAGCGAGTTCCTTTTGGCCCTCTACGCCTCCCGCCATAATGGCACTGCGCGACCTTTGTGTTAGCAGGTTAAGCGGAGTACGAGACATTGAATAGTCTAACACATTAGCAGGTATGGTATGGAACGGCACAAATAGCCAGCCTAACGGCCCGGTGGTCTTAGTCCCTAGGTTAGATATGCCTTCTAATACTTTGCCTATGCCGCCGGGGCCCTTCGTTAGTGTGTTGTAGTGTGCATCTTCTGTTGCGAGCTTCCCTAGGGGAGCCTCTTGCGTACCGTTATAGGTATCTATAAGGGTCTGCATCCTAGAGGATAAATCTTCCGGCCTAACTTTACCCGAAGATACCTCGTTCGTGGCCTGTCTAAACGCTTGGGCGCGTAACTCGCCACGGTAAAACAGCGTAGACCAAAACTCGTCTCCTGCTAAGTTAGCTCTTACGGGGGCGTTGACTACAGCGCCTAGCATATCCACAGCGCGCGCCATCGACGTAGTGAAGGGCGTACTATCCTTTATTCCTAGGTATGCCGCAGATAGGGCATTAGGGCGACTAGGGAGGGCCGCTTGATCTGTAGAGGTACGTGCGTACATATCTCCCCATGCACGGCCTCTGCCCCCAAAGGTGAAGGCCTGCCTAGCATTGCGAAGCGCATCGGGAACAGCTTGACCCATTCCATATAGCCATTGTCCGGTTTGCCCAGATACTACGCCTGTATCATCGCCCGTTACTCTTGCTATGCTTTCCATCATACCGCGCTCTACGGCTTGATTTACCGCTAGCACGGCGGGGTTAAGGACGTTAACTACAAGAGACTTGGTGCTTGAAAGTATGCCATTTATCCAAATCTCGCGCAGTATCCGGTTAGTCGTGGCAAGATAGCCCTGCGTATTAAGTACCTTATTAAGCGCTAGCTTACCCGCTTCCCCGCCGTTATCTATAGCGGACTTAACGGCCCCGGCGATAAACTCAAGGTTATTAACCCCGTCAATCGTGCCTAACGCTCTATCTATATCCTTAAGCCTAGGGTTAATGGTTTGCCCCGTATCAAGGGCAATATTAGACCTGCGTATGGCCAGCGACCGCGCCGCCTCCGTACCTGACCAATTCCAGTAATTAGATATAAGCCTATGCGTCTCTAGCATTTGAGCAAATGCAAAGCGCATAGTATTATCTAGCGTACCCTGGGACGAGGCCGTGAGCACCATATCCGATAGCTTATAGACCTTAGCGTACGATGCGGCTAATAGCTGTTTAGCGGCTATCATTTCCGTATCGCCTGGGGGCCTGTCCCTAGGCGCATTTAGGATTTCATCAAAAGCGTCTACGCCTTCGGCCTTGTTAGTTACTTCTGCCCAAGTACGAGTTTCGGGGCGCTTATCGAAAGTATCCTGCATTTGGCGGATAGCGCTAAGGATGCCCTGTTGATCCTTAAGCGCTGCGAAGTTAATTACACCATATCCACTATCGCCCTCGCCGTACTGAACTTTCTGCATAGCCTTCGCAGAAATGTCTAGCGGAGGCCCGCCTAAGTTGGCCTGAATATCGTCGGCGTATATTCCTCTAGCGGTCGGCCCTACCTTAAGTGTCTTATCTCCTGGGGCCGCAGCGCCCGCCGCATCGCTAAGCTGCGCCGAAATGGCATCGCCAATACGCGTTACCTGTTCCGGCGTCCATCCTGCGGCCTTAAGCTGCTCTTGCGCTTTATCGCCTAGCTTGTGGCCAGTCTCGGCCAGCCAAGCTAATTTGTCCTCTGGCGTATCGAACTGGATACCGTAGCGCTTACCATTAGCTAAAAAGTTGGGTCGAGCGCGGCCTATCTCGGGGTCCATTTCTACAGGTGTAGTTAGCTGCGGGGTAGTAGTCCCCTCCCCTGCATGGTCCTGCGAGAATTTAGAGTTAAGCGGATTTCCATTGTCTAATGGCGCAGTTCCCGGCGCGGGCTGGATTTGGTTAGACTTAAGGTTCTTAGCTTCTTCCGCAGCTTTAACCGCGTCCCTATCGTAAAATGTCCAACCATCCTTAGTGGCATCACCTAGGATAGCGAATTGCTTCTCCTGCGCTGAAAGCTGTGCGAGCTTAGCCACGTCAGTTTGCGCTTGCGTTTGAGTAGCGTTAACTGCGGCCTGTTCCTTACGGTACTCACGTAGCCACGTAGCGCTATACCTAATAGCGGAAAGCACCGGCTCTGCCGCAGCTACACCGATTTGGTTAGCTATCGCGTTTTTAAGCCTACCTAGTGTTTGGCTGTCGTTAGGATCGCTAGCAAGATATTCGGTTACGGGGTTTTGCAGCGCCGGAAAGGACTGTACTAAGTTAGCTAGGTTATCCGTATGACCGTCGAAGGCTGTTGCGTCAGTCATCGCCCCTTTGACTAGGAAAGGGGTAAACATAGCTTCGGACTGCCTAGCCGCCCTCGTGGTCTGCGTGAGTGTAGACATAGCATCTAAGCTTACGTTAGCCGCACGCCACGCCTTGTCTATGCCCTTCATACCTACGATGAACTGCGCTATGCCTGCCGCGATATTGCCGCCTACGCTCTTAGCTTCCGGCATTTCAGGGAGCGTACGCCCGTAGTCGAACCCTTCTTGTATGCCCGATAGCACATCGTTAACGTGTTCCCTAGGTACAGGATTGCCCTCTGCATCCTTAATAGGGCCGAATACGTCTTGGTACTTATCTACGCCCGCAGCGAAGTCTTTAGGATCGAATACGAACGTACGTATAAGTGATCCGCCTAGCTCATTTACGGCCTTAACGCCGCCACGTATAGGAGCGGCTAATACCTCGCCCGCTGCACCTACCCAAGTACGGGTAGCATCTTCAGGCTTCTCGCCTCTAAGCATAGCCTCTAATTCAGGGTCGCTGGCATCCGCTTTCCCTAGGGCCGATGGCTGAGGGGCAATACCGCTAGGGTAAGACGTAGCCGTATGCGTTTCCGTATCGGATTTAGCCGCGACATTAGGTGTAGGGGGCGCTATATCGGCGGAAGCGTCGGGCTTAACCTTAGCGTCTTGCGGAAGTATAGAGGCCTGTTGCTGTAACCACTCTAAACTGCTTTGAAGCTCCGAAGCGGTTTGGCGTTCCTCGTATAAACTATCTATGTTGCCCATTATTTTGTGACCTTCTTAGCGTTATCAATACGCCGCTGAACTTCCATTAAAGCCTTTTGGGTTTCTATAATATCCCGTTGGTTTATACCGGCTTTCCCTACGGAAGCTACAAGCGCCGCGCTTTTCTTAGCCATAATCTCAGGCGTAACGTCCTCTATCCTCTTAACGGATAACTTCTTAAGTCCGTCATTAAAATATCCCTGAGCTACACGATCCGTATCAATAGACTGTTTCATTTGTGTAAGCTTATCGTCTATGTCCGCATAAGTAGCCTGGGGATGGTCTGCGTACCACGCGTCAAACTCCCTACGCTTGCCATCCGCCGTAAGCAAACCCTGCTGTGTCTTAAACATAGGATTATTCACGTAGTCGTATAGCTCTTTAATGGCGTCGCCGCGTGCCTGGTTCCTAGCCGTGCCGGATAGCCCCGGCTGATTATCGGCTATAGTCTTATCTGCCGCAGTGTTAAGCTTGTCGTAATCTGCTCGGCTAAGAAAACCGTTAAGCACGGCCTGCGTAGCCTGCTCTTTAACCCTATAGGCCTGATCGGGGTCCGCCGCCCAATCCCGAATTTGCTTATAGACTGGAAAGTTCGATACCTTTACAGGGTCTTCGCTTTGGCTATCTGTAGCCGTCTTCATCCACTTTTGATATTCGGGAGCGGTAAGCACGTCTCTATACGTAGCCACGGCTTCAGGCGTAAGCTTATTAGCCTGCAATAGATCGGTTAAGTCTTTCTGTGTGCCGTCTTGCTGTATCTTTAGGTAATCCGTTTGGGCCTTAAAGTCTGCGTTATCCTGGGCCTGTATAGTAGCTGCGTTAGTCTGCCGGAACTTCTGCATAGTATCGTAGGATACGCCTGCATAGGCCGGGGATGTAGTAGGCATAGAAGGATCATACGCGCCGCCTGTAACAGCTAGCGCGTTGTTCATACGCTGCTTAATACCATCTAAGAACGCACCTACGGATTTACCTGCCGTATCGGGGTTACCCGCTATAACCTTAGCTGCGTAGTTCGCACCTAGCTTACTGGATAGTGCACTAAATACGCTCTCGGCAGGGTCCGCCTTTAGTAGAGCCGCTGCACCGCCCTCGCCTTGATAGTGGAATAAGTATGTTTCCCACGGCTGAGGCTCACGGCCTAGGAACGCCCTAGCCGAAGCCTCCCGCTCTTGAACGCTACGAACGCCTGCGTTTATCTGGCCCGCTATCGTACTTGTCTCGCCGTACTTGGTGCTGTGATCGCTATCAAGCTGGTAGAGGCCCCGCATACCAGTAGCGCTTACGTCGCCGGGGTCCATAGTATGATTTTCGAGGTACAGCGTAGCTGCCGCTACATCAGGACTAAACCCGATTTCCTGCGCTTTACCCCTAACGTCGTTTAGTATTGAAACCTGCCTAGGATTAGTTATCCCTAGGCGTGTAACAGCGCTAGGATCAATAGCCCTTCCATTGATTTGTAAGGGAGTAGCGCCTTGAACGTAGGGCGGTGTACCGCCGTACTTAGGCAGGTCTTCAGGCTTAATATACTTATCAAGCTTGAAGTGCATACTATCTTTATAGCTTGCACCTGGGCCAAAATGGCCACCCCATATTAGCCCGTTCTCTTTCGCTAACTGGTCTACGTTAGCAGGCATATCCGTCTTACTGCCAGTATTGGGCCTATTTTCGCTAGCGTTAAGATCAATCGCCGCCCCTACCGAATGGAAGGATAAGCCGCCCGTACCCGCGACCCTAGAGCCAGGTCTAAAGCTGGAAACGTCGCTAGGGTCAATATTGTAGCCCTGCGCTTCCAAAGCCTGTATGAAATTGGCAAATTGGTGTGCACCGGGAGCCGCTACAGTAAGCTTAGCGCCGCTGTTAGTCGTAATAGTGGCCATAGGCCCGTTAGGCGACAACCCTAGGCTTCGAATACTGCTTTGCCCCCCTGGCAATCCATCACCGGGAGGTACAGCTAATCCAATATCCGTAGCAACCTTACGCGGGTTTGCCTCATTATCTGCATTAAATAGTGCAGTCGGCCCGGTCGAATTAGTAATATTATCTCGGAACTTCTGCTTTAGGTCTTCGGGCAGAGTAGTCGCGTTGATGTTATCAAGGGTTTGACTAATGACGTACGGATACGACGACGGATCATCGCGTATCTTTTTAGCCGCGTCATCTATGTTCTTATTCAAGCTATTGGCGTAGAAGTTGTCTCTAGCGCCCTGTTCTGCCGAATAGGCCTGTACCGTAAAGTGCTGCTTTAGTAGATCGAACCTTGGCGCGAACTTAGCCGCTACCGTAGGATCAATATTCTTTAAGGCTTGATCCTCTGCGGTCTGATAGTCATTCATGTAGTCTTTAGCTAAGTTAGGCGCTCCATCTGTAGAGCTACGCTTAGCCTGATCTAGCGCTAACGTTTGCTGCGTTTGAAACTGCTGCTCTACCTGCATACCCTTATACGTAGCAAGCTTCTCTTGCTCTTGATCGTAAGCGCGTACAACCTTCTGCGCTTGGATAGACATATTCTCAAGTGCTAGCCCCGGCTGGCGCGTGTACTCGCCAGTCATTTGAGACTGAGGCATACCCTGCTGTGCGGATACGTCTACTTTTTGGTCAAAAGGTGCTAGGGGCATTTATATGTCCAAGCTTGCTGAGCCACCGGGTTTATAAGCTGTAGCTACGCCACGCATAAGGCTAGTGCCTGCGCCCATCCATCCACCAAGAGCGGCCTGATCGCCTGCGTAGATGTCCGCCGCAGCTTGGTTACGGTATCCTGTAGCGAGAACGTTACCTTTATAAAGGGCCGTAAGCGCGTCTAAGTGGCCGAACGCGGACGTATTCGCTAACAGGTCGCGAAAGCTGCCCTCTGAGGTATCTATACCGCTTTCACCGCCTGCGGCGATAGCCGTACCTACCTTGCGCCTAGTGGCGTCAACTATATTGGCGGACTGTGAGGCCGCTTGGTTTTCCGCTGTAGTAGCCTGTATCTGTGCTACCTTAGCGTTATACTGTTGAGCCTGTTGGGAAGCCTGACCTTGAGCTATACTGCCTACCGCTCCTAGCATGGACGCACCTATAGTGGCCACAGTGGAGATACTACCTAGGCTCCCCATAGCCCCTATTACGGGTAAAAATGCCATTACATCGCCCTCTTGTATCGGTGGAACTTAGCGCCCTTTAGTTCTAAGTGATCGAGCTTGTCTAGCTGAAACCCTAGGAACCGAATAAACTTGCGCCCTGGTTCGTCCCCATCCTTAACGTGAGCGTAGACTACGCTATGATTAAATAGCCCTAGCCAGCGCTTTATACGCGCAACTACTGCGCGGTAATGTTTAACGAAGCTTTCATCAGCCAGCGCCCAAATATATAGGCCGTCTTCATACGGTTTGCTATCAGCTATAAACAAGGGATAGCCCTCTCGTTCCGCTGTCATTATAGAATTACTGTGTATGAAGACGTTAACGCAATCTGCGAAGGTGTATGGAATACCCTCCCTAGCGTTAATACGCCTAAAGTCTTCTAGAAGTGTCGGCCTTACCCTAATCATTCGTAGTGATCCTTGGGTAGATCGCTACAAGGGTCATAGGCAAAGGATCGGACTGCTGCACGCATATAAACGCGTCTCTATCCCATCCTGACGATAAGTCTACGGCCGTATCTCCTGAAATCATCGGTATAACGCTACCAAAAGGCAGTGTCCTATACCTAAAGGGTATTGGATACATTTGGCTTAGATCAGTTCCGACGTAGCCGCCTACCGTGTTTCTAAACCTAAATACACATTCACCTATAGTCTTGATACGGCTCTGCGCCGTACCATCTTGCGAACCAAATTCGGGGCGCATAGTCTGTAAGGTAGAGGTGTAACCTAACCCAATGTTAACGACACTGGCCGCGTAGTTAAGTGTAATCGTGCCACCTGGGGATACTACACAAGGCGGGTGCACACCGCCGTCTGCCAATACTTTAACGGTTTGGCCTATCAAATGCCCTAGGCCTGTGATCGTAGTAGCCGGAGCACCATTATAGGTTAACCCCGCGTCCGCGTATAAGCCGTATTGTAGCCCCTGTTCTACTAGCTTGTAGTCTTCAAGATACTCGATGTATCTAACTGTAGAACCGTTTATTACGCGCTCGGCTACGAACCAAACATCATCCCTATTAGACAACGGAGAAGGAATGGCCTCAGCGGACCATACATAGGCCCAAGGTTGCCCATTCGTAGCATTAGCACCGCCTAAATAATGGTGATGCCACGCTAATACCTTACGATCCCTATTATACGTCATAGCCCCAAGGCTTCCGTCCCCTAGGGGCGTCCATACAACCGGATCGTGATCCTTCTGCATACAAAGGTCCTGTATGCCTAAAGCGGGTATGTGCTCGGCTAGTATAGATACGTCTTCAGTAGCGTATCGGTCTATTGAGTAGTCATACTTAGCTTCGCGCAGGCGTTGACCGCTAAACTCTACATAGAGTGTAGCGTTTCCATACTCGATAGGCTCTTGCAGTCTAGTACCCACATTCGTTTGCGGGACCATCTTAATGTTAGATGGACTAAATACTAAATTTTCCGTCTGAGATTGTAGCGTAAATTCTTGGCTGTCCGTCCCGCATAGCAAATCCCTATTACCGGAAATCCATCGAATAGGGGTAAGCTCCTTCATTCCTAGGGTTAGATTTATGGCATTGCTATCCAACACCTGAAATCCGGTCTTAGGTGTAAAGTCCTCATAAGCGCCTGAACTGGATAAATTAGCCTTCCGCCCAAAACATAGAGCCAGTCTATTCTTGTAGAAGTTAATAGCTATAGGGTAGCCATCTGAGTAATTCCACGACTGAAACGCGTAACGCGTAAGGGCTATAGGAGTTTCGGTAGCTCCGTTTACGCCACCATTATTTCCCGCACCTGGGGGCCTGCCTAAGATCGTAGCATTAACAACTGTTGGGCTGGTGTACCCCGTTATTACGGCCCATCCATATCCCGAATGTGCGTATAGCCAGCTTACGCCGCCATCGTTCATAATTCCTGATAGATGCGTAGGAGGTACTACGCCCGACGCGTGACTGGTCTGCGCTATGTATACGTTTCCGTCATACTGCACCATTTGCCCCGCCGAAGCGGCTAGCGCTGTGCTCCAAGCGGTGTAACCACTATAATCTATGCTCTCCATGTAGAATAAAGAGCCTACATGGCCGGGATTAAACAGCGCAGAACTAGCTGTAAGCGTAATAGCTGTAGCACCGAACGGACCATAAGTCCCGATTGACCCTAGGCCCGAAGGGGTCACCGTAAGAGTGCTATTATTCGGGTTAACCGTATTGAAAGGTCCACCTACGAATGTAGCAGGTACTAAGGTCCAATTCGTAGCGCCTAGGCGAGATAGCTTATACACCGGATAGTTACCCGACATATGCGTAATATAGCAAACATCCGCGCAGTGTGCGAACTGTAGGGCGAACGTACCATCTGTAGTCGTTAGGTCGCTATAGCTCCAAGGCGTAGCTATCTCGTAAGGTACGCTTAGGTTAAGAAGCTGGCCGCGCCCTACATAGAAGCGCAGATACCCCGAACCCGTACCGGGTCCGCCCCATTCGAGTATATAGGCCTGTGTTCTATTGAATATGAACCTAGATAACCACGCCTGCCCGTTGTTCTTGGTCGTAGCTACGTAGCGTGTTCCGCCTCTACGAACAGCGGGGCCTTGTACCGTGCATAAGAAGTTCGTTAGGGTCTTACACCCCATTTGGTACTTATCTTGGTCAACGCGAGCGTCCATAAGCGAACTAAGTTCGCCCGCGTTAAATGATAGTATGCCCGGTACACCACGCGACATTTTACAGCCTGCTCATTTCCCACGCGTTGTCTACTAATGGCGTAGGGGGAAGTTCAATAGCGTTAACTCGCTTAGCGGTCTTAACAACCGTATCGTATTCCTTCCCGATCAACTGATACTTAGTATCAGACTTAATCGTAGAAGGTATAAGCTTCTGCGCCAGCTTAAGCACTACCACTTCTCTAAATAGAGTATCCCATTGACTTATTAGGGCCTGCGTATCCCTAATATACCTAATAGGCAGAGGTGCACTTTCGTTACATAGCAGCGTAGTCCCCTCTATACAGAAGGCCGAGTTATCCCCGCTTACGTAATCAGTTAGTACAGGGTCGATGTAGTTAAGCCCTACCATCCATAGCCGTATGAAATCGGCGGGTAGCTGATACTGCATAGTGTACCCGAAGGGCGGAGTGGTAGACATAGCGGGGAGTTGCTGCCGCGTAAGTGCGCAGGACCACGCGTGCTTACGCAACTCGGAGCGCACCACCCTAGGGTAGAGCGCTCCGGCGCGTATGGCTTGCGGCGCATTATCCGATATATCTACGATAGTATTGACGCCGATTTCTAAAAAGGCGTCGTTTACCACATCGGTTATGGTAAACATATTAGTAGAACATCAGCAGAATACGACAAGTCATGTTAGTAGTACCGTCGCCGCCGGTGACATTAGGCCTCACCTGAGCAGCGTAAGGGATAATAGCGTTAGGTACTACATGCGTGGAGGCCGAAGCCGCTAGGCCCGCAACGCTAGACCACTGCGTAGGTGTCCCTCCGTACACGGCACTGAGCGCTACCGTGGGTTTATTGGTAATCTGCGTCTGCCCCGCAAATCCTACTCCCGGCGTACCTTCCCACTCTACCGAGGCGATAAAGTAGCCCTGCATGTCTACCGGATCGCCTACGTCACCGTTAAGTAGACCTGTCCAAGTGATTAGCCTACTCTTTAGCTGAGGGGCTAGTACCGGAGAAGCGTTATTACGGGTAACCATCTAATACGCTCCTTAGTTCTGACCGTTAGGGGGCCACTGATCGTTATTGATCGCTGCCCACAAGCGGTCAATAGCCCTAAACAGGTCTTCCTTACTGGTAACATTCGCATCGTTATACACGAGTTCGATGTTACCACCGTCAAGCGTTACCGAAGAAGCGCCCGTAAACGTTACCATTCCATGATAACTAGCAGGTACACCACCGGCAAGACTGCTGCCGTCCGGTGAAGTCATATACCAGCCTTTAATAGCCATTAGCTTAATCTCCTAGGAGTTGAAAGGGGGCCTAAGCCCCCTCTAGTCTTAGCTTTCGACGTATTCGACATCAATCGACAAGTTACCCGATGCGGGTAAGTTGGCTACGCCGATAATAGCGTAAAGCGCGAGGTCTGCCGTAAGTGCCGCCGCATTACGCTTAGCCGTAAGGCCGTACTCCGTAGGTGTTTCTGTAGTCGTGAACACCGCCGCCGTTTTGTAGTCGATATAGGAGCCAGCAACCGTACCGATACCGATAGTTGACGAGCCAAGCGACGTGTCCGTAGTCATCGTAATTTTACGGAAGCGTGAACCCTGGGGGAGATTGCCCAAGTAGATGTAGTTAGAACCGAACACCTGCGACGCAAGTGTAATGGAGTTCTTAAGTGTCTTAACGCGCCCACGCTGGCCTACGTCAGATACACGCACCGGAGGCGTAAGGCCTGCGGGAGCGGTTTCGGTAGAATAGTAGATCGTCATATCCTGTTATCCCTAATTAGAGGTGGCTTAATAGTGCGGTGTACACCGCACTACCGTTAGACTTAGCCGTTGTAGCAAGCGATCTGTACGACCTTCTTTTCTTGTACGCGGGATGCGCCGATAGTTTGCGTAACATAAATCTGCTGCGCATTACGCTTATCGCGTCTCGGCCCGATGTCGGTTTCAAGCGTATTCCAGTCACCGAAGTGCATACCGCTCTGCGCCCAACACGGAATATAGTCAGTCGTGCCGTTGACCATGGTACCCGTAGAAGCGATAAGCGGATAGTCAGAGGCGCTAGACCATTCCACGATAACGAAGTTAAAGCCCATGAAGGCCGTAACCCTACCATCCACGAGGACCGGCTTAGTATTATAGTCGAGGTTGACCACCTGCACTTCGTTAAGCAGTTCGTCATGCCTGCGGCTATCGAGAAGTACCCAAAGCTGGTCGCTGTCGAGATTAACACCGTTCTTAATCATAGCTTTCTTCGCTGCACGAAGTTTAGCTACGTTCATACCGGAGTTCGTACCGCCAACGTTGAGGGCTACCGTCGTACCGCCCGGTGAGCCTAGGCCGTCGCCTGATGCCCAAGTACACGTAGTCGTGCCATCAGGGCCGGTAAGCGAGTTAGCGAAGAAGGCGTTAAGGATTTCATCATCCTGAGCGCGGCGCATACCCTCAACCATATTCATGAGGTAACCGGACTTAGGATCAATAAGCAAGCGAAGCTTATCTTGGCTATCAATCAGTACGCCTGCGTCGTAGTCTGCGGGCTGTATCCAACGCGCATCGTCTACGGGATTGCTCAAAGGTGTATCTGACTGGCGGGGCAAGTTACGGCTAGGAATGATGGGGCCGAACTGCTCAATGAACTTAACGGACTTGCCGTGGTAGGAACCCTTAGTTACCTTATCGACAAGCTTTCCGCCCTGCTGCTGTAGCAGTATTTCGAGGTTAGCAACGTATTGCTGAACCATATGTACAGGAATTGTAAATGCCATAATGGCTTCTCCGTGTTGGCTAAGGTTAGAGTGTAATCAGCTTTATTCGGCCAATCACCCTTACCCGCCTGACACGGAGAGCTACGGCTAGAGTTTGTGTGCTTAGGGTCTACCTCTATCTTTACCCTTTCAGAGACTTGGTAGATTATCCTACTAGGTTACCGGCGCGTCGCCATACGCACGTTTGGCTAGGTCATTCATTTGGTCGATTGCAGCGTTCCTAATCGTAGGGTCGTTATGGTAGTAACGCGCCCTAAATTCGGGGTCTGACTGCAACCTAGTAATCTCCGACTTAGCCGCCTGCGGTGTAGCACTAAAACTGTTCTTTCCCGCGTCCGGTGCGCCCGCTTCACGAAACATATTACCAAATTCCGCCATCATCTTCAACATAGTTTTCGTTCCAACGGACCGTTCGAACTGGTTCAACTGATCCGGTGTAAGTCCTGCCTTCTCGATGGCGTGTTGTGTCGCGCGCCTCGCGAGTTCAATGGTGTCATCGAACTTATTACCCCAATCCTTTTGTAAGTCTAAGAGGTCATTGTTCGACTGTACCATTGCGGCTTGATCTGCCTCAGACTGGTACTTAGTGTTAAACTCGTTGTATTGTTTAAGGATACCCTCAGCCTGTTTATCGTTCAAGCCCTGTTCGTGGAACCACTTGCCGATTTCTGGCGCAATTTTAGGGTCCATTCCCTCTTTGCTGAACTTATACATATTAGGATCAGCGGGGCGACCAAGTTTCTCGTAGAACTTCCCCCAATCTTCCGGCGCTGCATCCGCTTTAGGCGGAACGATAGCCGAAGCCTTCTCTCCTAGGAGAGTTTCCAAGCTCGAATACGACTTAATAGCGTCGTTAGCGCTCTGCCAGCCTTTCGTCTGCACAACGTTAGCGTATTCCGGCGCAAACCAACTAGCGGGTGCACCTTCACCACCAGCACCGCTAGGAGTGACGCCAGGAGCGCCCCCATTGCCATTGCTAGATGCAGGTACGCCGCCACTGGCACCACTGTTAGCACCTGCACCCCCTTGAATTGCCGCCATGCCCGACATTGCCGTAACTTCAACCATAGTAATCGTCCCTTGGTAAATCTAACTCTACTACTTTACGATCAGGCATATGCAAGAAGTGCATTAGCCTGTCCCATACTTCTCGCCGTCCATTAGCGTTGACCATAGCAAGAGGGTCTATTGTCCCCTGTTGCGTACGGTAGCCAATAATACCATTAGCCCTACAAAACGCTTTAAGATCGCGGAGTATAACTTGCGCATCGGGTTTAATTTCACCATTATCCCCTAGGAATAGGCGTCGGTACGCTTCCCTACGCCTACTCTGCTCATTCTTGTGTTTCCACTGTTCCATTAGAGTTGCTGCCCCGCGTTAGGCTGGTTACGGGACATGCCCGCTTGCGCTTGCCCAATATTTTTAACCGCCTGAGAAGCCGGGAGCATTTGTTGCGCGGCTTGTGCGGCCTGTTCCGCCTGCTGTTGAGCCTGTACCGCAGCCTGATATTCATCATCACTCCGAACAACACTAGCGGGGCAAGAGTATATAGTAGCTAAGGTCTGTAACGCTTGGTCCCAATTAAGACGGAAGCGTACGTTCGGATCAAACTCGGCCATTTGCGCCGCTGCCTGCATAGTTTGGAGTATACCCGCACCCTCCTGTGATTTTTGAGCTTGAGTGAGCGGACTATCGTACTCAATCTTAAGCCCCGCACCGTATGCCAACAAAGCGTCAGGCGGTTTCGGTGCCGCTCCCGCGTCCTTACAAATTTGTACCTCGCGGGATATAATAACATTAAGGAACTCCTTCTCTAGTCTAGTGCCGATAGGAGCAAGTAGCGCGCCCTTCTCTTGGTTACGAATGAGGGCTTGCGTAGCCGTCATTTCCGGCGATTGCACTAGAATATCGAATAGAGTGTTATAGAAGTTAGCGGATATAATATCCCGCTTTTCCTTAACAATCTCGGCGGCAAACCTAGGATCGCCCTCTATCTTCATCCCTACAACTGAAGGCTTACCGTCCTCGTCAAGATAGCCTTTGTTTAGAAAACCGGGGCGCGTCTGCCACGGAGCTAAGCTGTCCACGTCTCGCAGCATTAGCGGTGGATCGAGTGTAAGCTGCGCGTAGCGTACACTCGTCTTCATCATTTCATTAAGAGTTTTGATGTCGGCCAAACAAAGGAACGCAGGAGAAAGCGAGTAAGTCTGTTGGGGCAAAGTAGTGCTGCGCGCAACAGCATACGGAAAAGCCCTAAAGCCGCCAGTGCTAAGAATAGTCTTAGTTTCGACACAAATATCGTGAGCAACGTAAGGCATCCCTCTATAATCACGACGGGTCTTGTCACGAGTGTTATTAGGATAAACAGCATGGATAAAAGTATATATCTTATCCTTAGTCGTGGCATTTTCCATACTCTTAAGAATTTGTTCGGGCAACTTATTCGTATGGTGCCACTTCTCGAAGGCCTGTTCTGCCGTTAGAGTATATTTGCGGTGGATACGATCAATAACCCCTAGGTGGTTCTCGATAGGGTAAATCTGCGACATATGGATAGGACAATAAGCTATCCCTTCCGCTAATCTATCCTCGATAAATATCCAGCCGTGACCGTAGAGGCCATTGGATAAATAGGCGGTAAATGCGGCGCTGTCGAAGCCCGCCTTACCACTATAGCGTATGGAAAACAGGAGGTCTGTAAAGTCCTCACAATACCTCTTAACGTTTATATCCCTAGCTAATTCGGGGGCAACCGCCCGCAAGTTATGCCAGCGCGAGCCTTTAGGAATAGTAATGCTCGAAAGCACCGCACCGTACTTTTCCCAATACTGAGTAGGCGCGGCGTCGTATTGAAATAAGTCTTGTCTTATCCCACCTGTCATGCGCGCTTGATCTATAGTCATACCCGCGCCCATGTTCCCCGGCGAACCGTGAAAGAACACTTGCTCTTGCGGAGCTATACGAATAGCAATTTCGCGCCAAGTGGTTTCCCATACGGCGCGCGACTTCTCTAGCACGTCCTGACGCTTGATAATATCAACCGCTAACGGATCGGCTAAAGAAATGCCTTTATTAGTATCCACCGGCTTTAGCTACCTTTGTAGTGCCTAGGTCTGATAGGCCGTTAGCGCTGGTAAGAATATCCGTACCTACGCCGCGTTGCTTTTTAAGTAGGTTATCGGACTGCTCCGCCGCTACCATAGCCTGACTGATTTGAGGAACTGGATCAGGCATTTTAGGCTGAGGAGTATTGCCACCGAATAAGTTAGCCACTAGGTCTATCTCCCAAATAGGCATTGGAGGATTAGCCCGCCAAATACCAACACTACTACAACTACTACCCACATTAGAACTGCACCTCGCCTGTTCCCGGCGCTACCGTTAAAGCGTGTCCCCTATTATCTCGCCAGGGTATACGGTCCTGCACCTTAGCGTACCGAAGCATCATAACCGCGTACCGCATTGCGCTCAAAAGATCGTCGTTGATCTTATTGACCTTGCCCTCGTTGCGGTGATAAATCTGTATTTCGTCAAATATTTCCCTAAGATTAGAGAATATCTTAAGCCTACCCGATTGCATACGCATAAGCATTTCGAATAGCCCCGCCTCTACGCCATAGGAGCCGTCTAGGAACTGCGCTCTCTTAGGAGTAAGCTTAAGGCCTTCCTTCCGGTACTGATCCGCAAGAGTTTCGCCCGATCCTTTATCGTGCTGTAAGCCATCATGCGGCCACGCGAACAGTAAATCCCCCCAATGCTTAAGTACCGCAACATGGTCCATAGGAGTACGGCGCGAAATACGAAAGGCCTTAATAAAATACACAGTGTCGTTTTGCTTATCATAAGCTAGCTCTACAGCCGCGAATGGATGGTCATATCCAAAGTCCAATCCCCCTAGGTGTGGCCAGTGGGAAGGAATGTTAAACGGCGCTACTTCGATTAGATTTTGCTCTATAGGGAAAATTAGCCCGGAGCCTAATACCGGGACGCCTCTAGTTCTAGCTTCAACCTCATGGGGCAGATAGTTGCTTATGATCGACGCCTTGTCCTCGTCCCTAATATGAGGGGCGTCGTCAATCGTCATTTGTACTACGCCACGGTCTGCGTTCTTTTCGTAGAGGAAGCGTCGGACAACTTCGGTAACGCCTTTAAGCGGTGTGAAGGTAACGTAAACCAATCCCCTCGTGGCATTGGTACGCGTAATTCCCTCAGCATATATGTCTGAGGGGGGTTCTTCGTCGAACCACACCCAGTTAACGGTAGCGGCTTGGAACTTCTCTCGGCCCTGATCGTAGGACTTGAAAGATATAAATGTTTCGGCTCTACCATTAATAGGCCCGAAACGTACACGCATAAAGTCAAGAGCGCCATTCTGTTTCCTAGCTATTTGGAGAATACGTTCTTTCGGAATAGTGCCAGTACCCTCTTGCCCGATTGGCCCAAGTAGAACGTTCTGCGCGCCGTCTCGTAGTCCTTCGAGTGATACACCGGCGACCCATCCAATAGTCGGCTTTTCGAAGCGGTAGCCTTTCCACCAATCGGGGTAATATCCGGTAGCGTGATAGGCGGTTTCATTACCAGCACTAAGCGTCTTCCCCACTTGGTTAGCGGCTATGAGCAACCTAAACCGTGTCGTTAGAGCGTGAAACTCTAGTTGCTTAGGATACGGCGAATAGCGCAAGAAGCGGGTCGTAGCCCGCTTATATTCTAAAGCCTTTAGAGCTTCGGTTACTTGCGCCAGATCAGCCATTACCAGTAGTTCACAATTCTATCGTTTACGCCAGTAATGCAGGCGTACCTCCCCGCCCTGCTACGCATAGCGAAAGCCCTAGGTGTGCACTTATACCAAGGGATATAGTACGCGTCTATGTACGAGGTCCCTATACCGAAGTAGAAGTTAATCATATTAGTCTTCTTTCTTCGCGAGCGCTGACGCGAGTTTAGCCAACTCAGGGCTAGCCTGTAAGAAGTCCACAAGTTCCTTCTCGCTCATTTCCGAGAAGGTCTTGCTAGCGTTTAGGTCTACCTTAGACTTAGGCGACCAATCGTCCGCCTTACCATTGGTTAGGGCTTTCCACGCTGAATTAACGCGGCTATCCGATACGGTAAGATCGCCACGAATATGCAGCAACACTACTTCTTCAGCAGTGTCTACAATCTCGATTTGACGGTTACGCGTAATAGCTTGCAGTTCTGCGTTCGCGTCAATCGCGCTCTTGAGGGCGTGCGGCGGTACACCGAGCGCTTTCGCTGCCGGTATGACGGCCCCGTTGCTGCCTTCCAGGGCCGCATGAGCTTCGTCCAAGTCCACATGATACCGTGCCACGACACTTCAATCCTCTTTCGATTTAGGCCGTATTATAAGCTCTAACCCTGCCTCAAGCAAGTTATTTCCCGCCGAGTTACTTGCTTCTCTTAGCGTCTCGTCAAACAAGTGCGCGTAGCGCTGCGTAGTTACTACGGAGGCGTGGTGCAGCAAATCCTTTAGTGTGAATATATTAGCACTAGTATTAGCGATAATACTAGCGAACGTATGCCTAAGATCGTGTACCCGTACCCTCCCCAACCCTAGGTCTTTCCGCATTTTCAGCCATTGCTTACTAATCGTGTTCCTAGGCTTATCGGGGGTTTCACCCTCTACTATATACGTGTTAGCCGCCGAGTAGACTTCCTCCAATATGCCCATAGCCGCCTCATTAAGCACTACGTATTTCTTACCTGTCTTGGAGGTCGGCACTAGTAGCCGCTTTCCAGAAAAGTCTACATCCGCCCATTTCGCATTTAGTATTTCCCGCTTCCTTGCCCCGGTTAATAGTAGCAGTATTACCGTAGTGACGAATGGCCTCGAACTATGATTGCCTAGGTACTCGAACACTTTAGCTATCTGCGGCGGCGTGAGGTACGTTTCTCTAGTGCGCTCATGATAGCGCTTTATCCCTTTAGCGGGATTACGCAACCCTAGGTGATTGTATAGTTTAGATATAAGCGCCAAACACCTATTTGCCTGATAAGGATTACGCGCCATGCTTATATGCAGGTTTATTATATCCTGCTTTGTTATACTCTCTACCTGCCGCAACCCTAGGCATGGTATTATGTGCACTTGTATTAGAGAGTTGTAGCTTGCCCGCGTATTCTTAGATAAGGTGTATCCGTATTCCTTCATGAACTTGACTAGTGCTGTATTAACATCCATTCCACTACTCCTATTACATAGGAGCTAATTTATATCTTTGCCGTGTCGAAGCCACGACTTTTAATCAGAGGGTCGATGGTTCGAATCCATCTGGGCTTGCCCGATTTTGGTGAAGTTACAATAACTTAGCCCTAGGTGTGCCGGAAATTTAGTCGGATGGCTGACGATAGTTATCCACAACATTTATGTGGTGTAGAGTGTGGGTAAGGGGTTGCGCTTATGGAGGAAATGTGCATTGGCTATTTGTTCGTTATGGTAAGCGTAGGCACGGTTACCTCTACTTGGGCTAATTTTTTATCCTTAGCCCAAGTTTGCACATTGATAAGCGTACCCTGCATAAGAGAACTTACCCAAGCCGTAATTATCTGTGTCGGCGTAGGTGTATCGCCTAAGTGTAGCAAATCTGTGTAAGCCCCCATGAGCGCTTGAAAATCTGTGGGGTCCGTTAGACTAACAGTTAGTGCAATAGGGTCGATACCCAAACTTACGTCCGGCGTTACAGTAAATTGAAACGTAGTAGCCATCATAGTCCTCCTAGGCTGCGGGCATTAGGCCAGCTTTAAGGTCAAGAATAAGCTGCGCAAGTGCTGCGGACGTTTGCGCTAGAGTTGCAGTCGCACCGGGGAAGTTCGCTAGTTTAGACGCGCCCGTTGGTGTTCCGTATCCGGTTGACTGTCCCGACAAGACTATGTTGCCGCCGATGCGGTATTTTGTGGACGTATTCACATCCCCGGTCACGTCGAGCGGATAGGATGGCGAAATATTAAGAACACCCATGCGCTGGTTTAGAGTGTCTATTCCCCACACTACAAACGGGCTAGAATAGGCGCCGTTGGTTGCCTGAAGCGCGCTTGCTTTGAACTGGACGAGATTGCTCGCGTAGTTCGTGTAGAAGCCCCAGCCAGGGGTCTGAGCGGTTACGTTGATCCAACCTGTCGTATAGATTAGATTTGATGCAAACGTGCCACCGTCTGGCATGAATACACCATAGCCTCTAACATAGACATAATTAGTCGCGGTAGGACTCAGGCATATACCCTTGCCGCCCCCTCCTGTGCCTCCACTTTCAGCCCCTATATAGTGGCACACAATACCATTCGGATCTGTCCAAGCGTCAGCAGCAATAGTTAGCCGTTCAAAGTTGGTGTTAGAACTTGAAGACGTGCCATATATGCGAAGTGTCTGGGCGTTCGTGCCATCTACTATAGAAAGAGTAGCCGCCGCCTCTAGGATTAGAGCGTATGCCGCAGATGCTAGCGATCTTAAACTCATATCATATCATCCGATAATGTAACGTACAATGTAGTGCTAGTAGCTGCATAGAACGCTATAGAGGTTTGATCCTTACGCATTCTAAATTCCTCTATCGCGCCTCCTAGGAGTGGAGTATCAGTAGGAGAAGCTGTAAGCCCCGCGATACCAAACTTAAAAAACGCAATAGGTGAGCCTGGGGCAGTCATTACTCTAACACGCACGTCAGCGCTAGTATCCTTTAAGAGTGCTGATATGCTTGACCCAGCGGATACTATTGCTGTAGTTCCTAACGGCCCAAAACTTCTTATTGCCATCGTTATTTTACCTAGGGATATAGAATTGATTAGTATAGTAATCGCATATTTTACTTAATTTGTCAAGTAATTTAATGTGTAGGTAGAGTTATAGGGTGTGCACCGCAGAGAATTGGATTTTGGGGTTGCGCATTTAGGGAGGACGGCCTAGCGCTCATGGGCCGGGCGAGGCGGGGGCCGGGGGTCCAGCGAGCGTCGGGGGTCCCATCGCGTGTTCTTTCTAGTGTTACACGCATCCCGCGCACAACCACGCCGTAGGGCCGCACAACCGAGCCGCTACAACTAGCCGGTTCGCGCTCCGTTCCGTTCGCATAAGTTATGTTATGGAACCTCTCGCTGATGCGAGATGAAATGCTGCACTGCACCATAACATTACGCAAGTGCAGCAAAATGCCCTCCCTGGTAGCGCTAGCAGGTCCAGCGTGCAATGTGCACCGCACGGCGCGACGCGTCGCTCTTTATTGTGCCTCAGCACGGCCTGCGACCCAAAAAGCCCTAGGCCTCACCCTTCCAAACTCAAAATTCCAATATTTCCTTTTTACAGCCTTTCGCAAACTCTTATATAATTTCTATTCTTGAACACTGTTCAAAAATACCTCTTTTTCAATGTGGCTTTCACCAAAAATGTAAAAATCAGAAAAACACGTTTTGCCCCTCTCTCCCTAGGAACGGATTTTTACCGCGAACCGATTTTTACCGACCCTATAGGCCTAGGACCTGCTCTCCTCGCATTATTTCTTCTATGAAACAAAAAATTGCACACCGCTCTAACACTACGCCTTATTTTCGCCACAATTAAAGCGCTAACTCTTATTCGTGGCCAGCGAGTACCCTAGAAAACTGGCCCTACACTCTAACCCACGGAGATTTACAGACCTAGGCAAATAGCATGGCAATTGAGGGGCGGCGAACCATAAGCGATGAAGCGGCGGTTCAAAGCGGATCACCCTCGCCTCACCATAGGCGCAAAACGCAGTCAACGAGACGCCAAGAAGCGTAACGCCTCGCCACTCTGCAACTAAGCATCATTCAAACCACAACAATTTAGCACCACAACAATTTTTAACGCCGCTCCCTAGTATCCTAGAACGGGAGCAACTTTTATTTCCCTGGTGTTTTAGCCAGGGTATTTGACCCTTTAACTTACCTAGGACCATCCCCAATGACTGCCCTAAAAACCTACTACGTAAACCACGCCTACACGTGGAACACACCGGAAGATACATATCAAACGGCTCTAACCGTCGTGCATTACGCTCTAATGCTAACCGAAAGGCTTTTCTAATGGACGATAACACTAACCGGCTTTTCATAGGCCTAGCGGTGTTTTATGTGCTGCTGGCCATCGCTGCAATCGTTCTCACATACCTAGGGAGCTAGGGCATGGGAGCGTATAACGCCGCATACAACGGAGCACCGCAAGGTGCCCCCGATATGCTTTATCCTGGTGACCACGTAACACTAGATAACGCGCACTACACACTAGAGGGGCGCGTGGAAAACACATGCGACATGGACAGCGTGATAGTGCTGACCTGTGATGAAGATGGCGAGGTCTTAAGGGTCAATGGCTGGCTATTTACCCTGATCGAATATAACGGAACGGAGCTTTAGCAATGTGCATCCTGATTAACGCGGCGCAATCTTTCACACTTTGGCACTGCAAAAACGCGGCGCAGGCCTTAGCCGATAGGCTTAACGCGGAAGATACGGAAGGCTGGACTTACAAGGTAATCAGCCTAGGTGATTGGTTCGCTGTTGAGTGTTACGACGAAGACAAGGTTTTGATGGGTAAACTCTAATATAATTCCCACGGCCTAGGCCGTGGGGTTAGTCAATTTTGACATAGAAAGGTAATCCCCAATGGGCAAGTCCACGCTGATCCCCTACAAAAACGAAGCTTCCACTATGACCGTAGCCAAGGCCTATTGCGCCGCCCTAGGCTATAAGCTTAGCCGCGCCGATGGCGAGTTTCGCGTAGCTAGCCCTAGGCTAGACGGCGAACGGGTCGAGGATAGGGCATACTATAGCGACGATTTGAGCGACGTTGTAGCAACAGCTAAGTCCCTGCATGAATGGCATTGGGCTAGGGCTATGATGCAGGAAACAGCGAGCACAGATTGCGCACCTGTAACGCCTAAATGGCGCGACACTGACGAAGACAAGTTATTCCTAGAATGGCATACAGATACCCTCTAATATAATTCCCACGGCCTAGGCCGTGGGGTTAGTCAATTTTGACACAACACTTTAGAAAGGCATCCCCAATGGCTGTATGTTTCATTAACAAGGGCCACCTTGATATAAGGGCGCTAACGACGTTTGGCGTAAGCGTCAAATCGGAAGGTTCTATCGGCTATTTCGGCACCGGCTTTAAGTATGCCCTCGCTACACTGCTACGCAACGGCCAACAGGTTCGAGTGTACGCAGGGGATGCCGTCTACCACTTCGAAGCTAAGCCTGCGACGATTAGAGGGCAGGATTTCAACCTTATACATATGTCAGTCAATGGTCGTAAATCTAAGGATATAGGCCTTACGACACAAGCCGGTCGTGACTGGACGATGTTGCAGGCTTACCGCGAACTGTATTCTAACTGCGTAGACGAGGGCGGAGAAATACAGGTGAGGGAGCGTGCACCTAGGGATGTTGAAATCTGCGTAATGGTTACAGGTGCAGAGTTTGAACATACTCACGCCTTCGAAGCGGACAAGATCATTCTAAACACTAAGGGTAAGCGCCTGCTGTTCTCTAACAACTACCTTGAGATATACGAGGGCGGGAGCACGCAATTCTGGTATAAGGGTATCGCAGTGTTCTCCCTTAACGCACCTTCGCATTTCACCTACAACTTCACGGAGCATATGGACTTAACCGAGGATCGCACACTTCGCGACCCTTGGTATGCTAGGTCAATCGTACGTGACGCCATACTAGAAAGTAACTCTAAGGCTATCATATATCCTGCGATCCTAGGGGATAAGACCACCGAGGCGCGGCTAGACTGGCAATACAGCTACGCCAAGCCTAGCGAAGTGTTTAAGGACGTAGTTAGGCAGATAAGGGCTAACCCATCGGCGCAGGTAGCAGATAGCGCTCTAGCGCTGTTCTATAAGAACACCGATGAAGTTAGCGACGTGTTCAAGATTGTGACGCTTACCGCCGAGCAAAAAGGACACTTTAACACGGCGCTGGCTAAGCTTAAGGACGCGGGGTTAGTGCCAGGTATAGAAAACTATCAGTTCGTGTTCGTTGAGAAGCTAGCCAAGCAATCTGGCGAGGCGTTCAAGGGCAAGATCATCATAGCCGATACGGTATGCTGCGAGGATAGCCGAGAACTGCTAGCAACTATCTTGGAAGAATACATGCACCTTGAGCTAAAGGTGCAGGACTGCACGCGTAACATGCAAAACGCCTTATTCGACGTTATCACGCTACTCTTGAACCGCTAATGTCATTCCCACGGCCTAGGCCGTGGGGTTAGCCAATTTAACAGGCAAAGAAAGGCTACAAAATGGCAACAGCTACGGCTAGGCCCAATCTGAAATTCGTCGTTATCATCTTTGATGATAAGGCTAACGAGTGGACAGTAACGTGCACTTGGTCAACGCCTGTACGGGTAGCATGTAAGACCTGGGGCGACGTGCTTTCCTATCTCCGCACACTCTAACGACATCCCCACGGCCTAGGCCGTGGGGTTAGCCAATTTTAGGAGTATGGCGCAATGTATCCAATCGAAGTTCTATCTTATAGCTTAGCCCTAGGGTTAGGCGGTGTTTTCTGGTATCTAACTTTACCCTTCTAGCCCTGAAAGGCTTACGCAATGTTTGAGAACTTCAAACCGACTAAGGCGGAAACTAAGGCTATAGATGCGGCTTGGTCCTGGCTTATGGATACCATGCCAAGCGAGCACACCTGCAAGTCCTATATGTTAGACGAAAGGCGCGGCTATAATAGGCGCGACGATAAAATACCTGAGATAGCCGCGAAAGGCTTGTGCCTTAAGTGGTTCATGGAAGGCGTTGCAAGACCGCGTGTCCTGCTGAGAGACTTCTACAACCGCAGGCCTGCTGCGGTGTGGTTTACAGGCCTTGGAGCGGAGCGTGCCGGTGCACCGGACAAGCTCGATATGCCGCTGCTGGTCGCTGCTGTTGCCGCGTACGTGAACACTTATGAGCGCATGACCTCGCAGACATAGAAGCCTATACTCTAATCATAGCGGACCTGGGTTAGCCTAGGGTCCGCGTTTGCCAATTTGTATTCAATGGCCTAGGGCGCAGATAGCCCTTGTGCTCTAACGCTAAAGAGGGTATAACTTTCAAATGGCGCGAGTTCTCCCTGATCTGACATATTCCCACCCTAACCAGAAAGCTAAAACTATGACTGAGAACACCGAGACGAAACCGAAACAGCGAGGCAACGGACCCGTAGTAGCTACTTTTACAAATACTGATGGAAGCGATAGCAAGCGCCCTAACGGCCCTAGCGCCGTTCATTTCCGCGACCGTAAGGGCGGAGCGGAGCATACGCTTAACCTCGAAACGCTTAGCATCGAGGCGCTTCGCACCCTCGCAGCAGTACAGGCCACGAAATACGTTGAGACGTACGCGCGCAATCACGAAGACGATGAAGGCGCGACCATCGAGGGTCTTATCGCTAAGCGCGTTAAAGAACTTCAAGACGGCGATATTTTCGTCCGCACCGTAGGCACCGGCAACGGCGGTTCTAAGGTTGTAGATGTTTCTCCGTGGGTCGATGCTTACGAGCTTATGTTCAAGAGCATTAAGAAGCCCTTCACCGAGGATATGCTTACGCAATTCCGAGCTAACCTTCTTAGCAAAACAGGCGTTGAACGCAATAAGTTCATCGCAGGCCTTAAGAGCAAGTCCGCCGCTTACCGTGCGGCCCTTGCGGAAGTGCAGGCTAAGCTTGCTAAGGCTAAGGCTAAGTCCATCAAGGATGAAATCAACTTTGAGGATTTCCTCGCCTAGAGCCTGCCTAGAGCCTAAGCGAGTTGGCCCCGGTGCTTGTGGGGATGAGCACCGGGGCTTTTTTAACGCCTTGTTAAGTTAATGTGCACCGCACGAAGGCCTTTCTAGTCAATCCCCGCTGAGGTCGCCGTGCAATCCATCGCCCACGAAAGGCACAGAAACCATGACTTACACTCTAACCGAAGCGGACGAGGTAGCCCTAGGGATACCTAAGCCTTCGCATTTTGGCCGTAGGATCACTATGGACGAAGCTCGCGAAGTTATCCTTAGCTATTGCCCTGCTTGGCGCAACGGCGGCGAAACTCTAACCGTAATCGACAACACAGCAGAAGCCTATAGGGCTATCGTCAACGCGGAGTATCCAGAATGATAAACCTAGATGTACGCACACAATACATTGTAAAGGAAATAGCTGGCCCTTTGCACGGCCCTTTCGATAAAGCTAGGGCTGAAATGGAGGTAGCTAGGCTAGCTCGCTACGGCCAAACTCGCGTTTATCGCATCGTCACGGAGCTTATAAAGGATTGGAATAAATGAGCGCGGATCATTGCACCCACGTGGCGCTGTATTACCTCAAGAAAGGCCTTGCTACTCTAAGCGTAGCGCACAAGGCTGGCTTCTACTGGACGAAGGCAAGCGAACAATGAGCACTACACCGAGCCTAGCCATCTATGGCCAAATGCAATCGGCGTTCTCGTACTTTAATAAAGAGCTATTCAAGGGCGAACTGCCAGAGGTAGTTCTAACCCTACACCGGCACCCTAACACGCGGGGTTATTATATACCGGGTAAATACCACAGTAAGACGGACCACGACTTAGCCGTGTTTCTAGACGAACCCACGGAGCTAGATGAGATAGCCTTAAACCCTGACCTACTGTTAACGCGTAGTGATAAGGATAGCTTATCCACCCTTGTGCATGAAATGTGCCATCAGTGGGAAGTTAATTTTAGCGTAGCGGCTAGGCGAGGTCATCACTCTAAGCACTGGGCCGCGAAGATGAAGGCTATAGGGCTACAACCTAGCGATACGGGGGAGATAGGGGGCAAGGAAACAGGGTCAAAGATGACCCACTATATTATTCCTGGGGGACCGTTCGAGGTCGCCGCCGATGCCCTTCTCGCGGAAGGCTTCACCTTTGCCTGGGGGAGCGTCGCCAATCCCCCAAAAGAAACGAAGCAAGGCAAGCGTGCTAAATATGTTTGCCCCTCCTGCGGAGCGGCGGTGTGGGGCAAGGAAGGCCTCAACATCCTTTGTTCGGACTGCGACGACGAACCATTTTTGCAGGACTAAACTCTAGTGGTAACGGCTATAAGGCGTTGACGCCTAGGGCCGTTACCATCTTGTACAGTATCCAAAGCTGTAAGGCGTACTTAGCCGTAGTAAACCAAAAGCGGTCGTACCAAGGAACTTTAATTCCCTGGGCCTCTCGTAGTATGTTTATAACGTGCCTGTCCATTTCAACACTGCCGGAACTATATTTCATCTATTGCGCGCCTCCTGCTCGCGTTCGTGTATATCCTGTAGCAAATACATTCTGAGTTCATTAGGCGTAACCTGCAAATCGTCTTGCGCATCCTTACGCCTAACGAAGTCCTTTTCGTCGTTTCGGTCGCCCTTACGTAGCCCTAGGGCGCTATACTTAGCGCTTAAGTCTATAATTAAAACGCGGCGCATACGCCCAATATTGCCGCTAAGCTTGCGGTGGGCTATGCGCTTATCTGCCATAATGCGTTCAAATATTCTCCCTAGGCATGTAACGCCTAGCACTATTGTCTCGCCTGTATCCAGTAGCTTGATAGGCACCATTTTTTCACGGTAACGGTCCCTAAACGGCGCGCAGGCCGCGCACTGGCTAACGCTTTTTAGCGGGTAACCAATTACGATCCTGTTAACAGGTGCACGCGGAGGTCTTACCTCGCCACCTTCTACTACTTGTAGTCTAGCCGTCATAATTTCATTCCAGCCTTTAGGGGCGTACTCAGGCCCTCACATATCTAGTATGCCCTAACGTTATAGCATGGGTATTGTTCCGGCAACAGATACGGGATGTACTTACGTAGTCGATTTCCTTAATTTTTCGTTCGCTTGTGTTAACGCTGCAACACAACCAGAGCGTGCGGCAAATGGTCGCTTGTGTCCTGCGGCGTTCTGCGATACACTCTAACCCTAGCTTAGTGGCGGATGGGTCACGCTGCGTTCTACCACTAAGCTTCCCTAATCCCCAAAGTTTCCTAGGCAAGTAATGCTTTTCCAAGCTGCTAGACGTAAGTGCACGCTTCCCCCATTATATCCGACCGCCGTAGCCGACTATAAGGCTAAGGTGCCGGTTCGGGATATAGCCGCTAAGTACGGCTACTGTACATCATCCATATATAGGCTACTGCGCTTTAACGAGGTCAAGCTTCGTATAGTGGATAGGCCTAGCTGCAAGCGGTGCGGCGATCCTCATAAGCGCAAGAATAGCGAGTATTGCGGGCAGGACTGCGAATTAGATTGGCAACCTAAAGTTCTATCCAATCCACTCGCTAAGCGTATCCGGTATCACCTTAGCCTAGGCTACTCTATGAACCAGATCGCTAAGAACCTAGGTAAATCCATAGGACGTATAAGCCGGGTGCATAAGTATTACTGCGGCAAGTGCGGATCACGATACTCTAAGGCTAACGGCACTAAGTGGTGTCCAAAAGGATGCAGTAAATGAGAGCTAAATTAGTCCTAGCTGCGCAGCACGCGAAGAAGCAAAGAATATTAGTAGAACTTCTAGTAGAGGCGGAAGTTCTAAAGGTTATAGCCTCTAATGGCAAAGAGCGCTATAGTGCTTTGGTGCGTTGGGACGAGGTAGAGCTATACGAGGGGATGATCGAGGCTACGATAGATAGAGCCGTGCTGGAATTAAAGGCATGACTAACCGCGTATCCGAGCTAGAGAAAACCATATCTTTCAGTAACATCACCGCAGTGGTAACGCCATCGGCGCGTCACCGTATGCTTATACTATGCGAGGAAAATAAGAAAGAGCCTACCTCAACTAACGTACAGCCTATAAGTATGCCAGTAGCCGAGGTAGAGCAACAGCTACTAAACGGCGCGTATAACGTCGGTCATGCTATCACTACTCGTCAATTAGATGTTGACTTTGATACAGACCACAAGGGCGCGTTAGCCTCATTTCACTATTTCCTGCCTAGGACGCCGTACCGAATAGGCCGCGCCTCGAAGCCGGATAGCCATTGGATTTTCAACTTTGCAGAGGACTATTTTGATAGGGCTAACGAGTTCAAACACATCGTTAGTTTTCTAGCCAGGAACTTTAAGATACAGGGTAAGCCTGTTTCTATTGAATACCGCTACCGCACACATAAGGACAACGAATTTAATTGTAGGCTTCCGGCGGAGAACCCTTATGTCTTCGCACCAGGGTCCATCCATCCTAGCGGCGAGCTTATCACCTGGGGGCCTGGGCTTAATACGTCGCTTACTGCGACGAACTACGACATAGCGTACATCTTTAAGCAAACGGCTCTAGCTATCATCGCCTCGTTGATCGTGCCTTACTGGACCGCAGGCGCGCGACAATATATGTCTATGGCGCTATCAGGTACGTTGCAGCGTATGTCTATGGTGCGAGGGCCAGAGGACGAGCCGTGCGGTGTGCACTTCACTGATTTGGATTTTGAAACTCTCGTCAAGGGTATCTGTCACCTAGCGGGCGACGACGAGATAGGGCCTAGGCTACAGACCTTTAAGCAAACTTGGCGTAAGGCCGAGAACCCCGACACTAAGACAACAGGCGCGACCTCGCTCAAACGATACCTAGGCGACGACAAAGAGTACATCCTTAACACAATGTTTATGCTTATATCCGGCATAGACGGCGACGCTAACGTACAGGCGATCTACGAACAGTTTTGTTTATACCGAGGCACCGGCTTTATAATCGACACTAGCCGTATAGATAACCGGCTGACGTGGATAATGAGGAAAGACGGATTTACTAACAGCTACGCTTCGCAGTGGGTAACGTGGCTAGGCAAGCGTACGAAACTGGCTAAGTTCGTATATGAAAGCGGAGTGCTAGATACCGTTGACGGCGTTGACTACATCGCCCCTGAGAAGATGACGCTGGAACACTACACTACTGATAGAGAACGCGAGTACGTAGAAGTAAAGGGCGCAACGTTCCTAAATATCTTTAAGCCTTACGATACAGCGCCTAGCCTTGAGCCGGTTACCGATAAGGACGTAGCGCCTTTTCTGGATTACATTAAGGACGTGTTTGGCGACACACCTGAGAAGTACAACTATCTTATGGGCTGGCTTGCTAACCTTATTCAATCACCGGGGGCTAAGCCGCATACCTACCCGATAATCGTAGGCGAACAGGGTACGGGTAAGTCTTTCTTATTCGAGAAGTTCATTCGCCCGATCCTAGGTAATCAGGCGAGCGTAACGACTGAGGATTTAGAGGGGCTTTTATCGAACTATAACAGTTTGATCGAGGGCCGTACGCTTGTAGTTTTTGAGGAAGCTATCAACCATAACAGGCGCGAGATTGCGTCTAGGCTTAAGCAACTCGTCACCGGCGATAGGATGGTACTGCGTAAAAAGTACGAACCCGAACGCGAGATAAATAGCTTTATCCGTTGCGTGTTCCTATCTAACGACGAGGAACAGGCTGTAGCTATTGACGCTACGATTGGGGAGCGTCGCGCCTGCGTGCTTAAGGTTAGCGACGTACACTCTAAGGATAGGACTTATTTTGGCAATCTCGCGGCATGGGCAAAGGATCACCTAGGAGACGTTCACCGCTATTTGCTGGATTACAAATATGATGTAGAGGTCATTAACACGGCTATTGCTAATGAGGAAAAGGCCGGTATGCAGGCCGCTTCTATGTTATTCGAAGCGCCGGAAGTCTTTTGGATAATGGAGCGTTTAGAGGCAGGATTTCCGCTAGACCCTCTTAAGCCTAGAGAGTGGTGGCAGGCCTTTAAGCATGAGGATATAGAGCACCTTACGGATAATGTATCCGTAGACAACTCTACGTGGCCAGATCGTATAAGCGAAGCTGCATTAAGAGAGGACTTCCAGCATTGGGCGTACAAGAACGGCTTCTCTAGTAGGAACCTAGCCGGTAAAGTTAAGAAGAAGGTACGCGGGGTCTTCCCTTATCTAAGGGGTACTGGCCGAATACTATACAATGTTATGATAGATCATAAACCTACTACGATTAACCCGGTGCTAATGCAATTCCCTAGTCGGAAAGAGATAATCGAGCACCTTAATATCAAATACTCGCACGTCCTGAGTGCTGAACTGAAGGCGGATACGCTAGACGAAACACATTCAGTAGACCTTAGAACGAAAGGTGCGCGGATATGAGTGGCGCGGATCTCAGGTATTGGCGAGAACGTCTAGAGGACGTATGCCCATTCTATAAGAAGTCTATGCTAATGACGCCGCACGGCGTCATATATAACGGAGTGGATAAGCCTAGCTGGCCTGATGCAGTTAATACAGTTACGCTGTATGAGGATTTTTTATACTTTTGGCATGACAATTATGTGTTGTCCATACAGGGGCCAAAGCCTAAACCTCCCCACGTTAGAGCGTTCTACGCTACTCTTAAAGACTTCCTTTTTATAAATGGTGATCGCCCTAGGCAACGTAAGGTGTCTGTACCTAGGCAATACCAAGGGACTATCTTTTTAGAAAGGAAGTATCAACGCTTTATTTACCTACGTTCCTGGGCCGAACACGTTAACACATTCGAAAAATTAACTAAATCAAGTATAAAGTGTCACAGAACTGTTGCAGTGGCGGAACAACTGGCCTAGGTTGTGATCGTAAGCATGTGGGGAAGTAAACAGCATATGAACACAGTAGCAGAAAAGGGTCCGCTTGAGGGCCTTCGGGAGTTAACACTACATAACATTGACGAGATAGAGAGGTGCCATAACTTTTGGGTAGCCCACGTAGCACGCCTAGGTGTGGCCAGTGATGCAACTATGCTGCAAGATCACTGTGCCGTCTTCGAGACACTAGACGTAGCTCTAGACGCGCTGAAAGAGGTCGTTAAAAAGGCCGAGGCACTTAAGGCCGTGCTTAACCACAAGATTTTGGTTAAGGGCTTCGAGGTCGTAGGCGTACCCGCTCAATACGTAGGCGATATAGAGTTCGCTACGGCGCAGCGTATAACGGGTAGCTTTACGGATAAGCAGAAAGGTTTCGATTGGCTAGAAGAAATAGGGGAAGAAGCACTTATACAAAGAACTGTACACGCGCAAACTCTAAGCGCTTTCCTAACGCGCTACGTGAAGGACGAGGCTAAAACGCCGCCTCCTGAAGTAGTAAAGATTAGCACTTTGGATTATATAAAGATTAACCGGCCCACGGCCAAGAAAGGTAGACGTAAGAATGGCTAAGAAACCGAGCACAGCGGTAGCGGTAAAGGAAGCTGAGGCGCTTCCTGCGTACCTAGCAGAATTTACAGGCCCCACCGGCCTAGAAGGCTTTACGCGTGAGGACTTCAAAGTACCTCGCATAAAGCTATTGCAGGCTCTTAACCCTGAAATTCAGGCCCATCGCGGAGAAGCGTTTCCTGGCAACTTTTGGGTAACGTCCGCTAAGGAAAGCCTAGGCGATGAGTTTGAATTTATTATCGCTATCGCTAGCCGCAGAGCTACGCTGTGGGCGCCTAGGTCCGCAGGCGGCGGGATGCTAGCTATTGCTAGGGACGGAGTTCATTGGGACAAGCCTAATCAGGAGTTTACGCTTGACATTAAGAATGTCGGAAAAGTCACGTACAACACTAGGGCGAACGTACCGGCTAGCGGCCTTCTCGATTGGGGTAGCTCTAACCCTTCCGATAAGGATAGCGCGCCAGCGGCTACGCTTAGCTATGATTGTCTTATATACATGCTTCCTTCGGGACAATTTAGCCCTATCGTTTTTAGCCTGTACCGTACTGGTGTGGATACTGCTCGCGACTTGCTTAGTATGCTAGCGGCTACTCGTCGGCCTATCCAGTCTATTAAGCTGATCGCCCGCGCCGTCGAGGCCTCTAAGGGAGCGGATAGCTTCTACAAGTGGCAATTCCAGCTTAACGGCGTGGCCAGTGAAGCGGACTTCAACGCGGCGCGCAAGCTCGCTGCGGATTATGCGGACTTTGAGGCAGAGGAAGAAACACCTAATCGCGGGGCCACTTACGACACGGCCAAAGAGACGGCGTTCTAACTCTAACCGTAATGCCCTAGGTAATGCGGCCTAGGGCATTTTTATATCTAGAAGGAAAACACATAGATGGCTAAGCATATTCGTAAGCCCCACTGCGTTAGTGACGCTAAGTACATCAAGTCTAAGCTTGACCACATGCAGCGCCTAGGTATCAAGTGCGGGCTTAACCCCTCTACCGGCGCGGCTAGGCCTGATTGGGCTAAGGAGGAAACCGAGGCCCGCAATAAGCGCCACGTATCGAGGCGCGCATAATGCTTAAGGCTATACCATTATACGAACCTAACCCCGAAGCATTTCTAAGGATAGTACGCGATGCTAAGCTCTTTGCATATGATGTCGAAACTACAGGACTTGACTGGAAGCGAAATAGCGTCATCGGCTATAGTGTTAGTAACGGGAGCGCATCTTTTTATGTTCCTGTTCGTCATACTGGCGGCGGTAATATATGCAACGCTACCGATTTTGAACAAGCGCTATCGCGTACATTGGGGGGAGCTATTGGGACAGTTATTGGTCATAATCTCAAGTTTGACGTGCTGTTTAGTCTTAATCATGGTGTGGATTTACGTCCGCTAAATCTGGTGTGCACTATGGTGACGCAGGCGCTTATTGACGAGCACACTTCTAGGTTTTCCCTAGGGGCGCTCGCCAAGAGTTACGGCGTTACACCTAAGATCGAACAGGAGCTATACAATTACATATCGCTAATGCGTGGCTGTAAGCCGGATAGGAAAGCGATGGGGCATTACCACGAAATGCCCGGCAACGATCCTATGGTAGCCGAGTACGCCGCAGGCGATACTAAATCAACCTACGAGCTACACATAGAACAGCTTAAGCGCGTGGACGAGCAAAGCCTAGGTATAGTCTACGCCCTAGAAAACCGTCTAACCCGCGTACTCGTGGATATGGAGGTTAGGGGTATATCCGTAGACCGTCCTAGGGTGAAGGAGATTTTAGAGCATGTTACTAGCTATATCGTACATCAGCGTATGGATAAGCTACTATGTGACTTTGAACTTAATACCCGTAGTAGCCGCGATATGGCATCATACTTTAAGATGTATGACATAGAGGACTGGCCACTTACGGATAAGGGTAACCCCAGCTTTACGTCCAGCTACCTCGAAACTACGGAGCTAGGGCAGAAGCTTATTAGCATTAAGAACCATGAAACGTTCTTAAATACGTTCCTTAAGCCCTTCGTGCAGCACCACGTATTTAAGCCGGGGGACGGAACTGCTGCGGTGCACACTTCATTCAACCAAGTTAAGACCGACGATTTTGGTACGGTTACCGGACGGCTTAGCTCTAATAACCCCAATATGCAGCAGGTGCCTAAGCGCAACAAAGAAATAGGCCGGTTATTCCGCTCTATGTTTGTAGCGCGTCCTGGCTACCTGCTAGCGGAAATGGATTACTCTCAGTGCGAACCGAGGCTCTATGCTCACTACTCTAATGAAGCGCGTTTGGTGGACGGTTATCGAGCTAGCCCATTTATTGATATGCACAGTATTGTTAGTGCTATGCTTGGGGTTGATCGTGACCATGCTAAAGTTCTTAATCTTGCTATCCTTTATCTGATGGGGCAATCCAAGCTGGCCCGCGCCCTAGGCATATCGGAAGAAGAAGCCCAAAGGCTATGGTTTGGATGGTACAAGCTATTCCCCTCCGTTAGCTCTTGGCGTAAGCGTGCTATAGCCGTAGCAGAGGATAGGGGCTACGTACGTACTATCCTAGGCAGGCGTAGGCGCTTCCCCGATACGCGCGGGGCGTACAAAGCCCCTAATGCTATCATTCAGGGAGGCTCTGCGGATATTCTTAAGTTCAAAATGTGTGAGATAGGCGAGTACGTTAGAAGCTCGCCAGTAGACCTACATATGCTATTGAATATCCACGATAGCATTGTATTCGAGGTCGAGGATACGCCTGAAGGCGTAGCCGCTATCTCGGAGTGTAAGCGCATAATGGAGGATGTTAACGGCCCTCCATTTAGTCTAACCGTACCTTTCGTAGCTGACTTAAAGATGGGCAAGGATTGGGCAGAGGCCACCTATGGGAAATGAACTTAGCGACGAACTTAAGGTTATGTATCTTAAAGCACTGTGGAAGAACAATAAACACGAGATAGCGAAGCGTAGGATTAAGCGCTTCATATACCTCCCTAGGTTGCCCTCCCCGCGTAGCGGCCCCGAACCAGTGCAATATCAAGAGATATACATAGAGATATGCAACTGGCACGAAAGCGGCCTAATCGTAGTACGCGGTCGTATGCCCGACGATACCGAATGGAGAAACCTAGAGGTACTGGTAGGAAAATAGATATTACACTTACGTACGAGGACATTGTACGCCTTATACAGCAACACGTTGCTGAATGGGTAAGCGCGCCTAACCCTGAGAAGGTGCATGTTACTATTATGGTTAAACATAAGGGCGTAGAGCAAATGGCTGAAGGTCTTACGGCTAAGTACGTCTACTTAGGACAACCTCGATGAAAGAGATAGGACGCGGAGGATTACAGGATAAGATTATCACTAGCATTAAAGGGCAGGGCGGTAATGCGGAGAAGACTAACGGCGCGTTTAAGAAGGGTATAGCTGATCTAATAATAAAGCCTAGGGACTTTCCGTTAGTATTGGCCGAAGTAAAGTATCATGGCAGGCGATGCTCTCACCTTCCCTTCAAGCCTAAGCTGGAAATGCTACAAAAGAAGTTTATGCGAGAATACGGGAGCATATGCTTAACGGGTGCGATATGGCTAGGGGAGTTACGACTATACATAACTACTAAGGATGATGAATACGTTACCCCTAACGAGACTGTATTTGTACCATACTCTAACGGTGTATTCAACATGGAGTTGTTATGGCGGTATCACTACCGGCGTACGTAAGCCGCCGCATATCAGGTCAAGCTTCCGTAGACATAATTAACCGTCACGGTTGGGACGCCCTAGGCGTTGACGAGTACGAGAAGGCAATAGACCTTCTCGAACCTGCCCTACACTGCGAGGGCGACACTGCTACACTGCATTACAACTACGACAATCAGGAGTACACATTAAGCTATGACTGGAAAGATTTCGAATAGGTCTATCCTATCCATCATTGGGGACTTCGTTATGCGCCTAAAGAGCAAGGAGATAATCTTAAACGACGATAGCGTTAAGATCACCCTAGCAGCGCGGGAGTTCGACAATCTATGGGAGTGTATAGTGATGGAAAGCCCTGTAATGGTAATGAACCGTGAGGACCAACTTCCCCTTAAACTTGAGCCGCGAACTGTCTACACGCAATTCAAGTATATGGGCATAACCTTCAACAGAGGACGTTAGGGCTATGAGCGAGTTATTATTTGTATTGCTTTCCCGTATCGAGAAGGACTTAGAAAAGATCGTGTCTACCGAGATTATAAACGTCGAGGTGGATGAAATCTTTCAGGAAATGTACGCCTCTTGCTTACGGGCTAAGCTGATGCTGAAGGCGGTGGTTCATGACTAGTATTTGGCCCTTTGAAAAACAGCCTAGGGCTGTACAGCTAGCGGCGCTAGAGGCCGGGGCCGGTCGGTCTGGTTTCGCGTACTTCATGCGTCAACGTATGGGTAAGACTGGAACAGTGCTGGCCGACTTCGAACTGCTGAGGCGTCAGGGCTTAGCTGATACTCTAATCGTAGTATGCCCTAACTCGCTTAAGTACGCTTGGCAGGACGCTATTTGCGATGAGTGGAATGTTCCCGCGTTCAGCTACGTCTACGAGGCTTCTAAGCGTAAGCAAGTTCCTGATTGCTTTAGGCGCAAGGAAGGAACGGCGCTTATCCTTATTATAAATTACGATAGCCTAGCTGCTGCGGTGGACTACGGCTATTTTAATTTGTTTGACCCTAGGCGCGCAATGATCGCTTTCGATCAATCCACCGAGATAAAAAACCACGGTGCACAACGCACGAAGGCCGCTCTGAAGCTCGCGAGGTCATTTGCCTATAAGAGAGTATTGGCGGGAAAGCCCACGAGCAACGGCAATCATGAGCTATGGGCGCAACTCAAGGTCATAGACGCCACGGCCATGGGCTTCTACGGCTTCCGTAATACTTTCTGTGTCCTAGGTGGATACATGGGTAAGCAAGTAGTGGGCGAACAAAACACCGCTTACCTACGCGATACAATGGCCCCGCATTGCTTTATCGCAGGCGATAAATACCTAGCGGAGTTTGAGCCTAAGATTTACGCCCCTATCCGCCATGTAGGAATGACGCCTAATCAAACTAAGGCGTACAAGCAAATGGAAAAGGATTTCCTTATTGCTATGGATAGCGGGGATATTACAGCCGCCATAGCTCTAACGAAGTATCTCCGTTTGCAGCAGATTTCTAGCGGCTTCGCGACTAGCGAGACAGGTATGGAAACCGTTATAGTAGAACCTCACTTTAACCCTAGGCTGAAGGAGGTCTATAACATCATTAAAGAGGAGGTCGAGAACAAGGTAATAGTCTTCTACAAGTTCCAGCAAAGCTATGACTGGCTAGAGGATACCCTAGCCGAGTTTAATCCGGCCACTATAAAGGGCGGTATGCGCGGGGAAGCTGTAGAGGCGCAGAAACGTCTATTTAATACTGATCCTAATTGTAAGGTTCTTATCGCTCAAATCGAGGTCGCTAAGATGGGGCATACCCTCCCCGGCACCGACGAAATGCCCTGCGATACGATTATATTCTACGAGAATAACTATAGTCTTATCACTCGATCCGAGTGCGAGGCTAGGCCTGAGAAGATGGGGCGCAAGATACCCATCGAAGTTATTGATCTAGTCTCTAGCGCTATGGATAAGGAAATGGTCAAGGCGCTACAGAAAAAAGAAAACGCCGCTATGGCGTTGATGGGGTACTCTAGGAAACATGGAGTATTGCATAGCGATGTTTGAGTTAGACGGAATACAGTGGCCCTTTGATCCCTTAGAGGATGCAGCGATAACGGCCAATATTAGGAAGAATAGAGCCTCAAAACGTGCGGCTGTGACTAGGGCTTGGCAAAAGCAAAACCCCGAAAGGTATAGGGCTTCGAAAATTGCTTGGCAAAAGCAAAACCCTGAAAAGCGTAGGGAGTACTTCTTACGTCGTAGTTACGGCATAGGTCTAGACGATTATAACACTATGATGATTAAGCAGGAGAATAAGTGCCTTATATGCAGAAGGGAGTTCGTTATAGGGAACAAGGCACGGTCGCCCGTAGTTGACCATTGCCACAATACAGGCCGTGTAAGAGGTATACTCTGCCATAACTGTAATAGTGGCCTAGGGTTGTTAGAGGATGACCTCACATTATTTAGCCGTGCTATCGCTTATATACAGGGATTGTTATTATAAACATGGTTATAGTCGTGGATAAAAATAGCCCCCTAGGGGGCTATTTTCATTAGTGAATACCGCCGAATAACCTGTGCATTACGAGCGTAACTCCTGCACCTAGCATTGCCGAAGCCCCTACGAACCACGACATTTTTAGCTGTAGCACTTCGATCTTATGGTGCAGTTCTGCGTTAGTCTTTGTTTGTTCGTCTTCCTGCTTTAGATGCGCGGTTAATGCGGCCTCCATCTGCCCTAGCTTATAATAGATGTCTTGTAGGGTTACATTCTCAGTCATGGCCGCCTGCCTCGCTTCGATGGTCGTAGAAATACCCGGCCCCGCGCAACGAGGTCGGGTATAAGTGCTTTGGTGCGGTGTGCACTTTAGCCTGTTGGCTTGGGTATTGGGGCCTCGGCGGCGATAGGCCCCGTAGAAACCGCTACGGAGGTCGCCGTAGCTGCCGCTGCCTGGGCCTGCTTAAAGGCCGAGTAACCGGCGATCACCGAAGCCGCCGTGCCTGTTCCTTTATTGTAAGCTGCCGCGTAGACGTTAAGCGCGCCCACTGCTGCATTAGCCGCAACTACTGCGGCCTCTACCTGCGGGTTAGCGATGCCTACAACCTGTACAAGTCCTAACACCTGCTGAATATCCGCAGTGATAGCGGGAGTGTTAGAGGCGATCCACCGCAGAGCCGCACTAATCTCGCTCTCGGCTACTATGGCCTCTTGCTTAATCTTCTCGATAGTAAGAAGCACGTCAGTCTCTACGACATAGACGGCGTTCTTAATCGAGCTAAACGAAAACCAACTCATTTTGTTACTCCCTTCTCTTTCAAGATTACACCTAGGAGCGCCGCGAAGGATACGCCGAAGCTAACGAAGGCGCTCTTACCATCGGGGTTACCTAGGATATGGGCCTGTGCCGTAATCCATACGGCGATAGACGCCCAAGTGCTAGGCTCGCGTAAGCGGTCTACCGCCCACGCTGCAACATCGCTAGTGTGCGCGAATATCCAACTCTCGGCTAGACTAGCGAACCACTTCTCCATTTAACACCTCATATTAGGGTTAGAGTTTAAGTCTTGGCTACAAGGGACAACGCGTTCTTTAACACACCGGGGTCGCCCCGCTGGCCATATATTCTATGGGTCCACCCTGACGCAAACCACCGCCAGCCGGGTATATGTCTATAAAACCCCATCCTCTGTACTACGTATTGTTTGATAAAGTCCGTAGGGTCTACTTCATGTACTGCCTCCATTGTTAATAACCCAAGTACGCCGTCTACAGCTAAGCCTGCCTTGTGTAGACTATTAAGCGTACGCTGCATTGCGATAATCGCTTGCCTAGGCCCGCAGTTCACGGCGTCGTCAAACACAATGTAGTCGATACCGCTAGGAAGCGCATCAGCTTGAACGCGATCCCAATACTGCGCCTTGTAGATGGCGACTACTTCGCTATCTAGGATGAGCCTAACACTCTGTATGGGGAGGTTCATTGACCTACGATAAGCGTTATACTCCGATTGAATAACTCCCTTATTCGTAGGTCCGCCTGGGTCGTGCGCGTCGTTGCTGTAGTCCCCCTCCGACACGTAGAGCATCTTTAAGGATAGGGGTAAGTTACTGTTCATTGTAAATTCTCCTAGAAGCAAGGTACATAGAAGGGATTTCCCGCACCATCATATACGGTCATCCACTTTTGCACGGTTGTACGCGAACCCGTTGGCCCTAGGGATGTTAGGGCCGTGGCTACCGCTCCGTTAGCTTGGTATGTTCCCGCTCCCGTAAACTGTAAAGGCTGGCCAAACTTAGTGGGAGTAGTAGCTAGTCCGACGTTTGGCCCAAGCATCGAGGCGGCGTCTAGTGCGAGGTCGTGAATATCTCCCGTAACGTTGCCGCGTAAATCATTGCCGTACACTGCATTATTGGCTGAACCGGCGTCTATGGTTACACCGTAGCTCTGTAGCTCTGTGCCGTACCCACTCCAAGCGCCGATCAAATTACCAAATATAAGGTTGCCCGATGAGGCCGCGCCTAGCTCTACACCGGACCATAAGGCCGAACCGGCTTGGCTATTTACCGCTATTTGCTGCCCCGTTAGCTTTAGGTGCGTACCCTGCTGATACACACCTCTCTTATACGCGCCAGTATTAAGACCACCTTTTATGCTAGTGTAAGCGGTGTTAGCACCTAGCCAAATATTATCCGAGGATTGCGATTGGTGAAAATAGCAATCCGTAAAGTG